TAACAGCACCTACGACTTGGTCAGGCATGGCATTGGCCACATGTAGTGCGTAAATACCGCCCAAGCTGTGTGCTATAAATGCCATGTCTTCAACATCTTTCAATTGGGCTATGATTTCTGCTAGATTATTTTCAAACCCATTACGGCTGTCATAGTTGATGTCTATGCCCTTGCCCAGTTTACTTCTAAGAAAGTTGAAACTTTCACTTGTGGCACTGGCACCATGAATGTAAACTAGTGTCATTGATTATTCCCAAGCACTTGGCGGTGGTATTTCACAGGGCCCTTCAGCTGGCTCAGTGCCATAGTCTGCGGGCATGATAACTTCTAAGTATTCCATGTCTGGACTGTAGTCGTACAAATAGTGTACAATACCCGGACGTTGCTGTACGCAATCGCCTGCTTCAACTAGGTGTATTTTGTCTTCATACATGAACTTGGCCCAACCTTTTAACATATAAACGATTTGGAACTCAGCTACGTGAATGTGCCAACCTGTGCCGCCTGAGTTTTCTGGGGGTAAGTTGGCCTTGGTGATGTGTGCTAGAACACGCCCGTTGGTAGCATCTGCTACCCCAAGATCCTTGTATAAGAAAAAGTCGCGTAACCCGCCACCTTTAAACTCCACTTCAGAACCTTTGACGTGTGAAAACTTTGTTGTCATACAACCTCCTCTATCTGTGTGTATTTAGTGTGCCTTGCGGCGCACAATTATGCCTTAGTGGGCATTTTAGTTGGGTTGTTTACCCATTCGACATCTTCGTCGGTCATTGGTTGCCATGTATTCATTGTGCTATGATCAAATAGGTAACAATAGCAACAATGGCTACTACAGCAATCTGTTGTCCGTATTTGGCTTCAAATTGTTCAAGCGTTCTAATCATATCCAATGTTGTCCTTTGAGCACAGCTTCAGCGCGGGCAGTTTGTACAGCCTTGATGATTTCGTAAAAATCAACGAAAAATTGTTGGATAGTTTTCATAGTCCACGGCCCCATACAAATTTCTGTGTGTATTCGTTTGACAGACGATCTACGTCTGCGGCGTTTTGTGGGTTGTGACTGACGATATAAGCTTCTAAGCCGCTCATTTGGCTTTGATTAAAGAACTTTTTGAGTCCTTGAATGATTTTTGACATTATGTGTCTCCTTGTTAAGTGTGTGTTAAGTAGTTACTCAGTGTTTCTACTGAGTATTTAGTATATTAGTAGAAACACTGATAGTTTTCAACCTATTTGATATTCATTACAAACATGTGTATAATCAAATAAATAACACAAAGAGATTATAATGCGAAAAAGTACTCGTAGCATATTACAAGAATTAAACGAAATAAGTTTAAATCGTGATCCTGACTTAATTATTGAAAGTCGCGGGAGCAATATCATTCAAAGTGCCATTAATTTAATGGATATGATTCGAGAAAGCTATGATGTAGAAACGGCAGCAGAACTAGAACGTAGGTTCATTAATAGTATACGTAGTAATGATATCACTAAATTTAAACGTGGTATTAAACGCATACAAGAAAGCAAAGATCAAACATAAATCCCAAAAAATAGGCATATCCAGCCCAATTTCTTCCAAAATACTAAATAATTATACAAAGGCTTTTAGATAAGCTGTTCGCAGAGTGCGAACTGTAATGGTAAGATTAGGAGAATATTATGCCATCACTATTAGGTACATACGTTGCAGCCAATTACGGCCGCATGACATCACAAGACACATACGGTGGAGTTACATTCAGTAACTTTGGAACACGTAACTTAGCTTTCATCAAGATTGTTGCTTCAGGTTCCCCAACAAACGCATTAGACTTTACAGCAGCTGCTGGTCCAGATACTGATGCAGATACAGCATACAGCAATTCATTAACATACGCTTGGCAGGATAGCAATAGCTATTATTCAGTAGCTATTCGTGTAATCCAACAATTTGCTGAAGTTTATTTTGTCGGTGCTCCATCAAGCACAGCATTTGTAGTTGCTATCGCAATCGATACAGCTAACAGTGCAGCAGCAAACAGCAACGTAGAAGTATTGAGCTATCCAACACTAAGCACATTCGGTGCATTGGCTGCTCAATTAGCAACAGCTTTAGGTACAACAGCTCCTGCTAGCAGCGCAGCTGGTGCAGCAACTGTTGAAGCTACTAAGCCAACAATTACAATTACTCAATTGACAGCATCTGGTGCTTCTATTGCTTAATTAGTTTTAAGTTTATTCTCAGGGATGGGAAGCAAATCAGGACTCTTCGGAGTCCTTTTTTGTTGATGTAAATAAAGCATGGAATATAAACTCTACACCCTAGTCGACATAACTCATACAGGTCAGCATAGAAATGAACCTGGAAAAGAAACTTTACGTTGGAAAGAGCAAAACTTTAATACACTATTACAAACTCTAGGTATACGTGCTAACATCACTTATTTTGCCAGCCCTATTATGACTGAAGTCAAAGGGCAGTTGGTTGGGTTTGATACAGATGAAATCATACGTGTTTGGAGATTTGATTTTTTTACAGATAGAGATGATCTGTATGAAAGAAATAATGATCCTGTAGGTCATTTAAAAGAAGATTTTATACTTGTTCCATATATTAGCGGCCTAGACGAAGCAATGGAACAGCAATATGCTGTGTTCAATCCTGAAGATCCAGGTAAAAACATAGCATTTTTTAAAAAATAATCTATGCTAAATAAAGTTGTAGGCAAAATATCATTTACTAGGCACTTAATTTAACCAATCATACAATAGGCACATGACCCGTAGCGAGTCCCTGACTTACAACATTGGAGAGCCTAAAAAATGGCCGTAACTAAAGAAGCGCAAGCACAACTAGCATTGCTACCAGAACGTGTAGGCATACTAGAAACTAAAGTTGAAAATATTAACGAAAAACTCAATGATATTAAAATCGATGTTAAAGACATGCACGACTGTTTAGATCGCACACGCGACACAGTTATGGAAGAATTAAAAACCATGCAGGCCAGTTATTGGGAAAATACAGACAAATACTACAAACATGCAGAAGAACTAAACGATCAGCAATCTGCACAGCATGCCGAACTAGCCGGCAAGATCAAAGAACTACAATCACTTAAAGATAAATGGGTCAAATATGCCATAGGTGTATTGGCCTTTGCCGCTGGTGCTGGTTGGATTCACGCCATGAATCTTCAAACAATATTCAAGTTCCTAGGACTCTAATTCAGTTAAATACTGAATGCAGATTCAAGAACTATCAATCGATCCAAATCCTCATCATCACGAACTTAATCCTGTAATTTGGGGCGGGAATAAGATGCATACAGATGTGCGTTTTAAACTGTTGCGTATAGCTCAAAATTTTATTGATTTTCTCGAAGTACCCAATTTAAAACTAAAAGATGTAACACTTAGTGGAAGCAGTGCTGGCTATAACTATAGTGAATATAGCGACATCGATTTGCACCTAGTTGTTAACAGCGACGAGCTTTACACAGCACAAAAAATACAGTATAATAATATGTATGACCTGCATATTAAAAAGATACCAGTAGAGCTTTATGTACAACCAACAAAACAAATACATCATAGTGCAGGGGTCTTTAGCGTATTGGATAATAAATGGATAATTGAACCTGAGCATGTCGAGCCTACAACCGATCCAAAAGATATAAAAAGTAAAGCTCGTAGCTATGCAGGTAAAATTAACAGCGCAATCCGTAGTAATAATGTTAATCAATGCCGAGAAGTTATGGATGATCTAAAACGATTACGCAAAGCTGGTCTAGAATCAGGCGGTGAGCAAAGCGTAGAAAACCTAGCTTTTAAACTACTCAGAGCTAGAGGTTCTATTGACAAATTGCGTAAATACATAACTAAACTAGAGAGTGCTGAATTAAGCCTCGGAGAACATAATGAAAATTAAAGATATTGTAAGTGAAGACGGCAATCTAACAGTTGCAGCTGTGAGCGGTGATAAAGCTAAATTGTCTAACGGACAAGAAATAGATGCTAAAACACTTACACCTGATCCAGCAAAACCTGGACAGTTTAAAGCACCAGAAATGGACCCGACAGCTATTAAACCAGGTGCAGTAGTTAGTATGGGGGACGAGCAAACTAGTGAAAATGTTGAAGAAGAAGGAGTGCATAACGTAACTTATCACGCATGGACTTCAGATCCACACTTTGCTCCACATCAAGACGATGATGAAGATTCTACATTTCATAAAGCAATTAATTTTTTAACTGGTAAAGTACACCCTGCAGATATTGAATACCATGCGCACCATTTGACTAAAAAGCATCATCATGGCACAGATGATAGAGATTTAGATGAAGTGCATGCAGATCTTATAAGCCAAGGTAATCATGATGTGGGTGGCGATGCAACCGACAGATTTATTAATCAAGTGCGCGATAAAGGATTTGAAAGATCTGTTAGAAATGGTGAAAGTAACAAAAGCCCTATGACTAATAAATTACGCGAGGGCGATGAATTAATGAAATGGCTGACTATAGCCGGAATCAAATGAAACTAAACGAACTAATTCACGATTTTGAAATATGGTGTACTAACGAGGAAGCAGAGATTCTGCACAGGTTAAAAACACCAACACCCTTGAGTTCGCTAAGTGAGCATGATCAATTCAAAGTTCAGGCCATGATTCGAAAGAGTTTGATAACTAAAATTGGCCACACAAATCCTATAGTAGTAGCTAATGAAAAAGTCAAATAAACCTAAAAAACAAACAATCAAAGAACTAGCTGTTCAGTTCGAAGAAGAGTTTAAAAAGTCATTACCCATTACAGTTCATACTGATGGTAGTATAATTTTTAAAAATTTCTTAGTCAAACAAACAAGCCAAGAAAACTGGGGAATCTATGATATTAATAACAAATATCTAATAGAAGAGTATCATCTAAAAACTTGTGCATTGTTAGCTGCTAAGGCTTACAGCATAACTAATTTAAATAAATTTTTTGAAATCAAACACTTAGATAACAAATATTGGGCTAGTTTCAGTGATTTACAAGTTTATAAGAAAAACATTAAAACAGCTAAAGATTTTGACAGATTTTGTATATTATTAAACAAATTAGAAGACAGCCAAGAAAAATCCAATACTTACAAAGACAAAATTTCCAAGATGTTTAAGTACAGTTTTGTATAAATACTAATAAGAAATAGCTCAGGGATACTACCATGCAATTAAGAGAATTATCAAAGCCTATTACATCCAAGGTTCTAAACGAGAACATGGCACGTCAATATGGTTACAAATTAAACCTAGAACAGTTCAGCGACGTACAACTTGAAGATGCACGTAACAAACTACGTACTAAACTAAGTCAATTTGAATTAGGTGAAAGTTTTGATGCTGTTACAGAAAGTCCAGCTTATCAAAAAACACGTCTAATGTTAGATTGCGTTAATCAAGCTATCCTAGAGCGCGAAGAATCTGCATGCCCAACATGTCATGCTAATCCTTGCAAGTGTGACGATGAACCTAAAGTTAAAACTAAGAAGAAAGAAAAGTCAGTTGAAGAAAATTATGTTAACAAAACATTCCGTGAACGTGCTCAATCATTATCAGTTCCAAACAACTGGATTGAAAATGCACTAAAACGTGTTGAACTAGGCGAAAGCGATCGCGCAGAATTAAAGGCTGAATTACTTACACGATATGATTTAAACGAATCAGAAGCTGGATATGTATTATTAGAAGGCGAAGAAAGTAAAGCTGAAGTTATCATGGCAACTAAAGATATGGTTGACCGTGTTACTGGTTGGCTAGAAGACGTAGCAGCTATGAAAGCTGAACAGCTATTAGAATTAACAGACTCTATAAGAGAAGCAATGGGCAGTGATGTTGCCCAACAATACACAGATGCTGTTAAACCAGCATTAGAAGCAATTTACTCAGCATTAGAAACTAGTCGTCAAGGCTTATCAGGCGCATTGGCATTGGTATCAGGCGGTGAAGCTCCAAGCATGGGCGCAGGTCCATCATCCGGTGTACCTGGAGAAGAAGCAATGGGTAATAATCCTCCTCCACCAGACGCAGGCGGAGCCCCAGATGCAGGTGCAGAAATGGGTGCTGAACCAGAAGCAGGCCGCATGAAAAGAGAAAGTATTGATTACAGCCGCAAGTTAGGCATGATGTTAGCACAATCAAAAAAAAAGTAAATGAAAGCGTAGACCCCTTAGTTATGACACTAAGGGCTCTACAAAGTGCTGCCAATAACGATAGATCTCAAGCCCAATTGACTTGGGACGCAATTAATCAAACTGGCCACGAGTTCGGTGGCCCAAACATTGATTACGATCGTTTTGCGGCACGTTGGGAAACTGATCCTGTTTTGAAACAATTAGTATCTAGATTTGACGGTCATGGACTAGTTATTAAAACAGATGTGCATGAGCCTAAGCCTGGAGTTGGTGAACCTCCAAAACCCAGCCTTGTAAGTAAAATGGCAAAACGTGCAACCGATAAAGCAATAGGCTAGTTGACATAAGTCATTTTTTGTTGTAAAATAACGAATGACTTTACTTAACGAACGGTATGTCTACACACCCATTAACCGAGAAAGTGTAGAAGGCAAACGCTTATATGCGACACCAGATGGTTCTAAAGTTCCTAGCGTAACTACCATCTTAGACAAAACTAAACCTGAAGAAAAACGAATAGCCTTAGCCAATTGGAGAAAAGCTGTTGGCGAAAAGAAAGCTCAGGAAATTACCACAGAGGCTGCTAACCGTGGTACTCGTATGCATAAGTATTTGGAAGATTACGTTAAAACAGGCGCGATCGCTCCTCCAGGAACTAATCCTTATAGTAAACAAAGCCACGCTATGGCACAGGTTGTTATTCAACAAGGGCTATGCAATGTGAACGAAATTTGGGGGGTAGAAGTTCCCTTATACTTTCCAGGACTATATGCTGGAACAACAGACGGATTAGGATTACACCTTAACGAACAAGCTATTATTGATTACAAACAAACCAATAAACCTAAAAAAGAAGAATGGATCGAGGATTATTATCTACAGCTAACAGCCTATGCCTTAGCACACAACAAAGTACATGGAACTACTATAAACAAAGGTGTAGTTCTAATGTGTGTACAACCCAAGCTCAACGAAAAGCTAGAAATGATAGATGTACCCGTTTATCAAGAATTTATATTAAAACCTAGCGATTTCAGCTACTGGGAAGCTCGTTGGTGGGATAGAGTGGAACAATACTATAAACAGAACTGATAAATATCCTATATAGAGGATATTGAGATGGCAGTTTATCAAATCAGTCGCATCCAAATAAGACGTGGCCAAGCAAACGTAGGTACAGGAATTCCGCAATTAGCTAGCGGAGAAATGGCATGGGCTGTAGATACACAAGAGTTATATATTGGTAACGGATCTGTTGCAGAAGGAGCACCTGCCGTTGGTAATACTAGATTACTAACTTTAAACGACTTATCAGCAGAAGGTAATTTATTAGAATTAACCCAATACTCTTATGCAGCTGCATCCACAGTTCCTATCAATACTGGACCAAGTCCAAGCCTTCCAGTATATCGAACAATTCAAGCACGTTTAGACGATCAAGTAACATCAAGCGACTTTGGAACAGCAGGTGACGGTGTGACAGATGATACCGCAGCTTTACAACGAGCAATTAATCAATTATTTTTAAACAGTTACAATTACGCATACGGCACTAGTGCTAATGCTACACAATTTAGAACAACACTATATATTCCTTCCGGAATTTATTTAATAACTAGCACCATTTATATTCCTAGTTATACAACTATTGTGGGCGCAGGAAGAGATAAAGTAATTTTTAATTATCAGCCAGCAGCTGGAGTCACTACCCCAGCATTTCAATTTGTTAACGATACCAGCACAGCTAGTGCGCCTAGCTCGCTGAGCAGTACACAGTATAGCAATCAACCTAGATATATCAAACTAGAAGGAATGACTATCAATACTATAAACGGTGTCAATGCCGCATTGCAATTAGATGCTGTACGTTCAAGTCACTTTCAAAATATTAAAATAACAGGCAATACTTCTGGATCAACTGTTTACAATACTACTAATATTGGAATTATTATGAATGCATTTAGTAGTGTTGTTACATGCGAAGAAAATTATTTTCAACATTGCATGATTGTCAGTACAACTACAGCCGTTTATGCACAACAGGATATTCTTAATAATACATTTAGCGATTGTTTCATACAGGATGCACAACAAGGATTTGTGTTAGGAAAAGGATCATTAGGTGGTAGCACTGTTGGACAACAGTTTGGTCCGAGACAAACACATATTGTTAATGTTAAATTTCTTAACATAAAACAACATGGTGTATATTTAGAGCGTGGAGAATATAACTCTGTTGAAAATTCCAAAATGAGTAATGTTGGTAACAACAATGCCGGTAACGGTTATGCACAGTATCCACAAATTTATTATAAAACTATAAACAACAGTGTTCAGAATTTACAAAGCGATAGAGGCGACAGTTTAACTCAAACTACAAATACACTATATGCTCCGGAAGTAGGCGGTAATGCTACATATCAATCATTTGGTCTTAGACAGTTAATTATTGGACAAGTTAGTCAACCATTATTTTTATTTAGAGTACCAGTATCAACAGATCAATACGGTGTGCCTGTTGGAAGTATTGGATATGCTATAGATTATGTTTATAAAAGTACTGTTAACTCTTTTACTAGAACCGGCCAAATCCTTATCTCAGCAGATATCGATCATCCAGGATACGGTCTACAAGTAAGCGATGAATACAACTATGCCGGCAGTGATGCATCTAACACTAACGCTCAGTTACTAACTTTTACTGCAGGCTTCCTTGATATCGTTGGTTCTGTTTATACAGGAGCACCCGGCCAGGTGCCTTATAGTATTGCTGTTTACTATACTAACACATTTTCTAACGATGCTGGCAGAATGAATTTTTCATATACAGCCAAACCATATTATCTAGCCACTTGATAATTTCAATTAAATAGACAATACAAATAAATGCGTATATAATTTATTTTGTATCTGTGATAAGAAAAATTATACCAAATTAACATTAAAAATCACGTGTAAAACGTTGACAATGAATAGATTTCGGCGATGCTTTCTTTCTCACTAAATACTTCCTACAAAGTATTAAGTAAAGTATAAGAATCACCCATAAGCGAAAGACAATGACTCAAATAACAGTAATAAAAAGAAATGGTGCAAAAGAGCCATTAGCAGTTGAAAAATGGCAAGCTCAAATAGCTAAAGTATGTAAAGGCATAGCTGATGTCAGTCAGAGTATGATTGAGATTAAGAGTCAACCGCATTTTTATGACGGCATAACAACAAGCGAAATTGACAATATTACGTTGCGAGCTATAGTTGATTTAATCGATGTCGAATCAAATCCAGACGTAGGTCATACAAATTATCAATATGTAGCAGGCAAACAACGTTTATCGATGTTACGCAAAGATGTATATGGAAAATATGAAGTTCCGCATCTCTATACTATTGTAAAGAAAAATATTGAAGTCGGATTATATACTCCAGAATTGTTAGAATGGTACAGCGAAGACGATTGGAACCGTATGAACGACATGTTGGATCATGAAAAAGACGAAACATATTCTTATGCTGCTATTGAGCAATTGATAGAAAAATATTTGGTACGCAATCGTGCGACAAAGGAAATTTATGAAACTCCACAGATTAGGTATATTGTGGCAGCGGCTACAGTCTTCCATAAGGAAGAACCGAATAGCGCAAGGATGCGTTACATTAAAGAATACTATCAAGCAGCATCCGATGGTTTGTTTACTCTTGCTACACCTGTCCTGGCTGGCCTTGGCACTCCTACTAAACAGTTTTCTAGTTGTGTGCTTATCCGCAGTGACGACGATCTGGATAGCATCTTTGCTTCTGGAGAGATGATGGCCAAGTATGCCAGCAAACGTGCAGGCATTGGTTTGGAGATAGGTCGTTTACGCCCACTAGGTTCCCCAATTCGTGGCGGCGAAATCATGCATACTGGTATGATTCCATTTTTAAAGAAATGGTTTGGAGATTTACGCTCATGCAGTCAAGGAGGTATTCGTAATGCAAGTGCTACTGTATTTTATCCCATTTGGCACCATCAGTTTGATGACCTTATTGTTCTTAAAAACAACCAAGGTACAGAGGAAACAAGAGTTCGACACATGGACTATGGAGTTGTCCTTAGCAAATTCTTTTGGCGCCGCTTCAAAAACAAAGAAAATATCACCTTCTTTGATCCGAACGAAGTACCAGACTTATATGAAGCCTTTTATCGTAACACAACAGAATTTGAAGAACTGTATATAAAATATGAAAAACGCACAGATTTGCGTAAAAAAGTCATGACCGCTGAAGAAGTATTTAAAAGCGGTATCTTAAAAGAACGTACTGATACAGGACGTATCTATCTTGTGTTTATTGACAATGTGCAGAATCAAGGTCCATTTGATCCTGAGTTCCACACTATCTACCAAAGCAACTTATGTTGTGAAATCCTATTACCTACAAAATCTTTCAAACGTCTGGATGATGTCGAAGGCCGCATAGCGTTATGTACATTAGGATCTATCAACTGGGGAGCCTTCCGTAATCCAGAAGACATGCGCCGTGCTTGCCGTATACTACAGCGTAGTCTGTGCAATATTCTCGATTACCAAGACTTCCTATCAATCCAGAGTAAGTTATCCAACGATGAAATACAACCACTAGGCATTGGTGTAACTAATCTAGCCTATTGGCATGCTAAACGTGGATTAAAGTATGGAGAAAAAGATGCCTTACAAGATGTTAAAAGTTGGATGGAGCATCAAGCCTACTACTTAACAGAGGCAACTGTTGAACTTGCTAAAGAACGCGGAGCGTGTACACATAGTGATAAGACACGTTATGGGCAAGGCATGTTTCCTTGGGAGTTACGTGCCTCTGGCTCTAATGAACTAGCAGACTTTACCCCAGAACTAGATTGGGAAACTTTGCGTACAAACATGAAACAATATGGAGTTAGAAATGCTACACTTATGGCTATTGCTCCAGTGGAGTCTAGTAGTGTTGTTATTAATAGCACTAATGGAATAGAAATGCCAATGAGTCTTATTAGCACCAAAGAGAGTAAAGCAGGATCGTTTACTCAGGTAGTGCCTGAGTATCATAAACTTAAAAATAAGTATCAACTCATGTGGGAACAGACAGACTGTGATGGTTATTTAAAAACAGCGGCTGTGCTTGCTGCTTATGTTGATCAATCAATTAGTACTAATACTTTTTATAATCCAGCACACTTTGCAGATCGTAAAGTTCCAACTACATTGATTGCTAAAAATTTAATGCAAGCTCACGCATGGGGACTAAAAACTTTCTACTATAGTTTGATTAATAAAGCTGGTAGTAAGGCTATTGCCGAAGATGCTCCAACAATGTTAGAGCCTATAGATTTTGATAACGAAGAAGATTGTGAGGCATGTAAGCTATGAGTAAAGAACAATATAATTTAAACACACGTACAGATTATTTGAGTCGCAAGATGTTTCTGGATCCAGCCGGACCAGTGACCATTCAACGATTCGAAGAGGTTAAATACAAGAAGATTGCAGATTTTGAAGCAACAGCCCGAGGCTTCTTCTGGCAACCTGAGGAAATTAGTCTTAGTAAAGACGCAAATGACTTTAAGGACGCAAGCGATGCAATTAAACATATTTTCACCAGCAATTTACTCCGTCAAACAGCACTTGATAGTCTTCAAGGTCGTGGACCAACACAGGTATTTACTCCGGTGTGTAGCCTGCCCGAAGTCGAAGCCCTTATGTACAACTGGGGATTCTTTGAAACCAATATCCACAGCAAGAGCTACAGTCACATAATTCGTAATATCTATAATGTGCCTAAGGATGTGTTCAACACTATCCATGATACACAAGAGATTGTTAGTATGGCCAGTAGTGTAGGCAAATACTATGATGATTTACATCGGTTGAATTGTGCCAAAGAACTAGACGGATATATCGCTGAAGAAGATCACATTAAAGCAATCTGGTTAGCATTAAATGCCAGCTATGCACTAGAAGCATTCCGCTTTATGGTTAGCTTTGCAACAAGTCTAGCCATGGTAGAGAACAAGATCTTTGTTGGCAATGGTAACATTATCAGTTTGATTCTACAAGACGAATTACTACATAAAGGATGGACGGCCTATTTGATCAATCAAGTAGTCAAGGAAGATACTCGTTTTGCACAGGCTAAGACCGATTGCGAGGCAGAAGTTTATGCTATGTATATGGATGTCATTCGTGAAGAAAAACAATGGTCCGACTATTTGTTCAAGAAAGGTCCTGTTATCGGACTTAATGCAAATATTCTAAAAGATTTTGTAGACTATACAGCAGTTGGTGCATTAAAAGATATCGGTATTAAATATCAGCAAGCCGCACCAAAATCGACACCTATCCCTTGGTTCAATAAGCATGTTGATACAAGCAAGAAACAGACAGCATTACAAGAAAACGAATCGACAAATTATGTTATTGGTATCATGTCTGAAGGGATTGACTACGAAACATTGCCGGCACTATAATAGTTAAATGCAAAATCGACCTAATATAACTGTGTACGATGGAGTATTTGATGATCGATATATTCGTGAGCTAAACGAAATATGCGATAATCTTCCAAATAAACCAGGTAACAGAGCAAACAGAAAAACATTCCCCTACGGAGATGTAGGAACCCATAATATCATGGGGGCTACATTATACAAAAGATATTCAAAGTATGTATTTGAGTCAATTTGTCCGATGGAATTACTAAGAGCGTTCCAGCACGTAGCCGATAATGTAATAAAAGAAAATTTAGATCTATGGGCAGTACATTCTAACCTACAATCAAAATCAATGGATGGCACTACTCATGCAGATAAGTCTCCTAATGTGATGATATTTACAACAGCAGATTGGAAGAAAAGTTGGGGAGGGGAATTTCAATTATTCGACCCTGCTACACCGCATCTTGTAGAATCAGTAGAATATGTACCAGGACGAGTTGTATTTTTTGATGGAAGAATTCCGCATAGAGCGCTAGGACCAAAAGTACCATATGTATACAGACACAGTATAGTATACAGGGTAAATTTAAATTAAGAAGGAATTAAAATGAAAGCTATTGTATGGAGCAAAAACGCTTGTCCATTTTGTGTACAAGCCAAAGCCTTATTAGAAATGAAAGGTATCGATTATGAAGAAAGAAATGTGCAGACAACATGGACTAAAGAACAACTGTTAGAAGTTGTACCTACAGCCAGAACTTTGCCACAAATTTTCTTAGATGATAATTATATTGGCGGGTTTACAGAACTCAAAAAACATTTCGAAAAGGTATAATATGTTAATTTCAAAAGGTATAGCAGAAGGCGAAGTAGTTACAATTAAAACTACAGCAGGTGAAGAAATTGTTGCTAAGTTAGTAGAAGATGGGCCAATGGGTGTTAAAGTTAAAAAGCCATTATGCTTAACAGCAACTAAAGATGGCATTGGGTTAGTTCCATTTTTGTTTACTACAGATCCTGATTCTGAAATTGTTATAAATAAAAATAGTATTATGGTACTAGCAGCTACCGTTAAGGATGCCGCAGATCGTTATACTGAACAAACCTCAGGAATTAAATTAGTATAATGCCAGCAATTGCTCAAAAAGGTGGTTCAAGTTCGGTTGCCGCAACAGACGGCGCCAAAGGATCTCCTTGTGGTAAAAATGTGTTCCATTGGGACACACCTACTACTCAAGCAAGCGATGCTGGTAGTGGGGATGTATTTGTAAATAATATCGGAGTTGTACGTCAAGGAGACGTAATGGTAAGCCATCCTGATGGAAATCCGTGTGTTGGCAGTCCAGTTAATCATGCTCCTGCACTAAGTACATTTAGTTCAAATGTGTTTGTTAACGGAAAAGCAGTGGGTCGTGTTGGAGACAAATATGACTCCGACGGACATTTTGATCACACTATTACTAGTGGATCGGGTAATGTATTTGCCAATTAACTAGACATTTATTTTTAACCCCTGTACACTAGGTATAAGTACTCTGTACTTGCCTTAAAGGAGAATTAAATGGCTACAAACAAATATGCAGAATTTACTGCAATCATCGAAGCAATGGAAGCAGACTTTGAAAAGTTTTACGACAAAGAAGTAGGTGCCGCCGGTACTCGCGTTCGTAAGCACTGTCAAGATTTGGCCAAGTTGTGCAAAGAAACTCGTAACGATGTTACAGCAGTTAAAAATGCTCGTAAAGAAGCCAAATAAGTCAACTAAATATTAATCTAAGGCGTTATATTAGTATACGCTTAAGGAGCAGTATTATGAAAGACAAAAATATTATCGGTTCAGTATTTGCCAGCTTGCTGGCACTAAGTACTTTGTTTGCCTTCAGCCCAAGTGCCGAAGCTCACGAAGGATTTCATTATCGAGGCGGCTGTTGCTATCGAGGCGGCTACGGTATGGGTTGGGTTGCTCCGGCTGTAATTGGAGGAGTAATTGGTTATGAAATTGCTCGTCCTGCTCCTGTAGTAGTTCAACAACCTCCAGTAGTTTATACACAACCACAAACAGTGATCCAGGCACCTCCGCAAGGATACCACTGGCAAGAAATGGTTGATCCGCAGACTGGTATTAGTAAAATAGTGGCGGTTCCTAACTAATGAAAATAAGCAAGATACCTGGACTAGGCAGATTTGGAATCTATATCGACGATTTAGATTTTACTAATTTATCGGATGACGAATGGGCTGAAGTAGGTCAACGACATTTGGAAAGTCTGGTCACTATAATTAGAAATGTAAAAATTACTCCAGCAGAATACGAAATTTTAATTGGTAAATGGGGTAGTCCTCATAACACGCATTTTTATTCACTTCAACGCAAATATAAAAAACCAGAATTTTTTGGAGAATTACTTTCCAAGACTGAGATAGATGGTATTGTAGTTGATCCAGAAGACAAAAAATTTGCACAAAATGTTTTGAATATTACAGCCTATGATGCTACGAACAATCCAAATACATCTGTAGTAAAAGTTACTGGCATGAAAAAACCCGACGGGAGTCCCCTGGGCATGTTTGCAGAAGGCGAATTGTTATGGCATTCTAATGAATCTGGCAATTTAGTTTTTGCACCTGGAGTAAGTCTTCTTGGAGAAACAGGCACTGTAGGTAGTGCAACTGGTTTTATAACCACGGCTGATTGGTATGAGGAACAAAGCGAAAGTTTTCGTAGTGAATTGGATGAAATGATTGTACAACATCAATTTACTCCTGGAAAAATCAATCCTGGGCTGAGAGAAGAACAGGATCTGCTGATGTACAAGAACATGTGTCCAGAACCTTCAGAACTACCACTTGTAATCAAAAGTCCATTAGGCATAAAAGGGTTACATTATAGTATCAACACTATAAATGGTATCAAAGGTATGTCCGCATTGGAATCAAAGTCTGTTTTTGATCAAATCAACAAGACACTATTTGTTGACAAATATATCTATGATCATTGGTACCAACAAGACAACGATTTATGTCTGTTTGATAACTCTATAACCTTACATCGAAGACTAGGTGGAATCACTAATCGCATGTGTTATAGAATACAGTATCAGTATTCTAAACTGGTGTCCAATTGGAATCCATATCTCAAAGAGCCCTTTATAAGTCAGTACAATAAAACAATAGAAGAATTCAACAGGTACATATAATATGGCATACTCTGACAAGGTCATCGACCACTACGAAAATCCACGCAATGTAGGATCTTTTGATAAGAATGATCCTACAGTGGGTACTGGTATGGTTGGTGCTCCTGCCTGTGGTGATGTCATGAAACTTCAAATAAAGGTAGATGAAGATGGTATTATTAGAGACGCTCGTTTCAAGACATACGGATGCGGTTCAGCAATCGCGTCAAGCTCACTGGTTACTGAGTGGGTTAAAGGTATGCATATTGATGATGCTAGTAAACTTAAAAACTCCCAGATCGCAGAAGAGCTTGCACTCCCGCCTGTAAAGATACATTGTTCAATTCTTGCAGAAGATGCAATCAAAGCCGCAATAGAAGACTATCGAAAACGACACAATGCTTAAGGTGTTGTTTTATCACGCTACTAGTGTATCTACGGATCCTAGGCTTGAGTTAGGCGTAGCTGTTTTATATCTGAAAACCCATATAGACACACATTGCCCTGACATCAAAGATAAAATTGAGTGGTTAGTTCCAAAACAATACCAAATTGATGATGACGATTTAGTGTCACTGTGCAATGATCAAAAAGTAGATTTATTGTGTTCTAGTCATTATATTTGGAATCACAGTCAATTGATGTTGCAATTGGAAAGAATACATTCTAGATTGTCTAATACAAAAATCGTAGCAGGTGGTCCTAGTATAGATGTGCATATCGATGATAATTTTTTCAAAAAATATCCATTTATTGATTATGCGGTTTACGGTGCCGGAGAAAATGCATTTGCATCTTTGCTAGAAAGTATTATATTTGATCGAAAACTTATTGCGTTCAATACGTCTAATCTTGCCTGGCAAGATCAAGGCAAACAGATAGTAAGTCAATTCAAATATGTTCCGCAATTAGTTACTAGTCCGTATACTTCAAACAGAACATTATTTACAAAAATGATCGAACAAGAAGTAAAAAACGGTAAATCTTTAGAACACATACAAATACCTTATGAACTTACCAGAGGATGTCCATATGCCTGCACTTTCTGCGATTGGAATAGCGGACTCAGTAACAAAGTATCTCGACGTAAAAATACATATAAGGAAGAAATTGATTTTTTCCACGAATTAGGTATTAGATGTATTTTTTTAGCAGATGCAAATGTTGGTCAGTATAACGAAGACATCGATGTTGTTGATTATTTTGCCAAAAAGAATCTTGAAAATGATGCAAAATTCCATCTAGAAGCCAATTTTAGTAAATTAAAAAAAGAGAATAACTTAAAAATTTTTCATATAATGGGCAAAGCCAAACTAGTTGAACGCTATATGATATCTGTTCAAGATCCCAATGTATCTGTATTAAAAAATATTGACAGACCCGATGTTGGTTGGGACGAACACGAAAAAATAATCAACGAGATATATCAATCTTATCCCAATATTCCATTATGGGTACAGATTATACAAGGATTGCCAGGGCAAACTGTAGACACGTGGCGTGACAGTTTGTCGCTAATAGCTAAAAGTCCTGTGGAACTGATGCCATTTATAAGCGAATTGCTTCCGGCCAGCCCGGCAGCCATTGATAAAGATTATCAAGATCGTTGGAAATTTACTTATAGTAACAGCACCCGGGTAATTGATGGCAAATTTTTCCACGGAATTTTTCCCGAATCATGCGTAAGTTTTACAAAAAAAGATTTTGTAAAAATGAACATGCTGACTATTATATACAATACCTTGTTAAGTATAAGATTAAGAAAACGATATATTGATATCGAAACGTTAGTTGATAAGCTATTGCAATCAGATGAAATAAATATCCTTGAAGAAAATTTATATGACAATTGGCACAATCATAATAACTTTTTCTTTACCAAAAAATTTGCACCGGGTATGCCTGACACATCTCCGCAAAGTGCTTGTTTTCACGTACATGAAACTAAATGGAATTTGATAAACAATGATTATTTTTTGAATTTTGTATATGATAATAGTAACTGATCAAGCCAAAAATCAAATTAAAAAAAATTTAGCCAAACGCGGTAAGGGCGTTGGTATTCGCATAGGTGTAAGAACCACAGGCTGTAGTGGCCTGGCCTATGTGTTGGAATATGTGGACAAGTATGACGGAGAAGAAGGCATAATTAATTATGCCCAAAACGATTTCTGTGTACTGGTCAGTTTGAAAGATGACCCATACCTTAATGGTTTAACTATGGATTGGGTCCGCAACGGACTTAATGAAGGTTTTGATTTCATCAATCCAAACGAACGCGACCGTTGCGGTTGCGGTGAAAGTTTTCGAGTATAAACCCATTTGACACAGTTGGCATAATCTAGTATAATACTAGTATTGTTATACTTTTTGGAGAATATTTTGACTATGCATTTGTTACCGCCTATGTATTCAACTACAGGCAAGAAGAAAGGCAAAAAGAAATTCGCTTCAGCAGAACATGCAAGGAAGGCAAGAGAATTGGACGAGTCGTGGAAAGAACTCCAGAAAAAATGGGGCATCGAACAAGAAGAAAAGAAACGAAAACGAGCATTGTCTGCCGAACCTTTGGCTGGTAATTATTCGTTGTCTACTCCTATTGGTCGTACAAATACTAACCATATTAAGAGTCTTAATTCAGGTGCGGGTGTAGCTACACTTGCCGCTCCAAAAGTCTATACAGGCGACAAAGTAAAAGGCATTGCAACCATGCATAAAAGCAACGCAGTGCCGGTTTTTAGTGATGAACAAGCAGTTGACATTTCTCGAATGAGACGTTAAACTGTGTATAAGTATAAACATAGTACATTTCCTCTAGAAACAGAGGATAACTATATATTGTCCCCAAAGGTTTTTGGGGCAAACGGCTTTTTGTTAAGGAGAAACGGATACAGCCAAACATTAACCAATGACGGTAGTAGCGATACCTCATCCAGCGTAAAGGAGAAAAAAATGATACGCATTATCAAATTAGCAGTAAATTGCCTAGTATTACTAACAGTAGTAATAATAGCACAACAAGCAGTTTCGAAAAAATTCGAACACTTAAAACAAGCTCGCGAGACAGCAAGCCCAATTACAGCGCAAATGAGACAAACACAATTAGATTGTCTAGCTCGTAATATCTATCATGAAGCAGGCTCTGAACCTTTTGAAGGCAAAGTAGCGGTTGCTCAAGTTACAATTAACAGAACAGAAAATGGTAATTTTCCATCGGATATCTGTAAAGTAGTCTACCAAAAAAATGTAGTCTACGAAAAAGTCATGTGCCAATTTAGCTGGTATTGTGAAGGTCCAAGTGCAATGAAACCAATGAATGGACCTATGTATACAGAAAGCATGGAAGTAGCAAAAAAAGTATTGTTGGAAGGATTTCGCCTTCCGGATTTAAAAAATGCCTTGTATTTTCATGGGGATTATGTACAACCAGGGTGGAATAAAAAACCTGTAGCCAAAATTGGCCATCACGTATTTTACAATTAAGGACTAAAAATGAACGCAATAGTAGAAAAAATTAAAAACGGAGTACACGATCTTTTTGATTTAAACTTATGGGTAGAAAATGTTAAAACTCATGCTCCCCACGTTAGTGCAGAAACAATGGGCTGGGTAGCGGTCATTTTGCTACATTTGGCTACAATTCCTACAGAATTAGCTGTACTTACAGGTTTAACTGAAAAAATGCCGCCTGTAGATATGGTTTTATTCAGTTGGGCTGGGTTGTTCTGCTTTTTCCTTAAAGCTACAATTCAAAAGGATTTGTTAAACATTGTAACAATTGGTCTAGGCTTTTTTGTGCAAGCTGCTATGCTGGCTTTAATTGTGTTTAAGTAAATCACTGGCTAAATATACTATAAACTAGGAGTAGGCAATTATGTCCTCAGGATTTCAACAAGATTTAGATCAATTACAACCAGGGTTTTACCGTGTTACAATCACCATGACTGATACAACAACGGCATTCCCAACAACAGATACTGGCAATCATAATGATGGCGGTTGCACACCAAACACATGGGATTATTTTACTACAGGTAGTTTACCAAGTACAGCGGCAACAGCATTAAGTCGTGCTCGAGGTAATCTACGTTTTAAACAAGTAGTTAATCAACTTACAGGGCTGGGCGATTGCCAAATTATGGATTTTACCATTACTGAAGCTAATGCTGATGCACAAGCAACCAGTTTGCTATTCACTGTAAAATACGACCGTGATACATTTCTTCCATTAACTGGTACTAAACAAGGTGCAGTTACTGTAGGCAACGATGCTGCCGGTAACCCAATGGATACTCCTGCTAAAGTTATTCGTAACGCAGTAGCCGCAGGCTTGTACAACGGTACTACAGAATCGATGCGTGTTTATGATCCAACAAATGCTCAAGGTACACAACAATATGTTACGGCTAATTCCGGTACATCTAATTCAGCATTAGTTGGTCTTGTAGCTGTTACTCAAATTTCTGGAACCACTTTAGTCTAAACGAAAGGCACCAATGATACTGGCGTATCTATTACTACTAACAGGTCTTACAATCTCGGCGGTCGCAATTTACTACTCGGTAGTAGGTTTGACCGCTATATTTTCTGCAGCTGTAATTCCAATTATTATTATGGGGTCAGCTCTAGAAGTTGGCAAACTTGTCTGCGCCTCTTGGTTAAAAGCCAATTGGGAACGTGCTCCACGTTTTATGAGATACTACATGACTATCGCTGTAGTTGTCTTAATGTTGATCACTTCAATGGGTATCTTTGGATTCCTTAGTAAAGCACATAATGACCAGAATCTTGTATCAGGCGATGTTCAAAGCAAAATCGCTATCTTTGATGAAAAGATCAAGACCGCCAAAGAAAACATCGAAGCTGATCGCAAGCAACTTAAACAGATGGATGAAGCGGTGGACCAGATCATGGCACGCTCAACTTCAGAAGGCGGTGCGGACAAGGCCAACGCTGTACGTAAGAGTCAGCAAAAGGATCGTAGTTCGCTTGCCAAGGATATTGAATCCCAACAGAAACTTATTGCTAGTCTGAACGACGAAGCAGCTCCAATACGTGCAGAAGTACGCAAAGTCGATGCCGAAGTTGGCCCTATCAAATATATTGCTGCCTTTATCTACGGCACCACACCAGACGCCTCCATGCTCGAACGAGCTGTGACTTGGATCATTATTTTAATTGTTATAGTATTTGACCCACTAGCAGTTATTATGCTACTAGGTGCCCAAATGACTTTCGGTTGGGCAAAAGAACAACAAGAATTGAAAGAAGATACACCTGATCCTTATGTAGCAGATGTTGGCGAGAAACCTACAGCCTATGAGCAGGACGACAGCCCGTTAACTGATGATCAAATTGCACAGATTAAAGAAACTGTTACCGAGTTTGAAGGTGTGCGTGAGCCCGGTGGCGAATGGATACAAACCGGTCCAACATTTACAGTACCAACAGCAGACTCTGCAGAAAATATTTCAGATTTAGAAAAATGGAACAAGATGATAGAGGAAGCTGAAAAAGCTGTTACTCCAGACTCTACAGTTGAAGAACGTGTAGCTAAAGGAGAAACGTACATTGATGGAAACGGACAAGAAGTTTCATTAGAAAAACCAGCACCCACACTTTTATCAGATGTTTTAAAAGACGCTCCAGTTGTCCCGCCATATATGATGGGAATACATCCGGTAGAAGATGCTCTAGTTGAACCAGCTGAACCAGTTGAACAATCTACGCCTACATTGCTATCAAATGTTATGAATAGCAATACATTTGAAGTAGAGTTTGATCCTAGTATAGACCCAAAAAAAAAGACTTACATGATCAAGAACGAATTGGGGCAGATTCAGACAAAGACCAAAGAATAGAATATGTACAAAATTCAGAACAAAATCAAAACACTCTCTGGTCCAGGTTACAAGGTATTAGGCCTGTAGATCAATTATATAAAGAATACAGCGATCATCAATTTACAGATTTTGAAGTTGATCATACAACAGAACCGGAACTAGCAGATTTTGTAGAGCAGACTAAAAAATTAGGACCACAATTTAGTGATTATCCACTAGAAAAAATAGCATACTTTGAAGAGCGAATACATGAACTTAGGAAAAATAACTCTAATAACACCACCGGATAAATTGTTCAATATGAATTTAAGTTACCTGTTGATTAAACCAAGTAATCATATTAAACAACAATTTCAAACTATACTAAGTCAAAGCATAGATGATTTAAACATTTTTGTATTTGATGAACAAGACACTGACATAGGTTGGCTATTAAGTATATGCCAGCAAGTTGATTGCGTAATATTTGATATAGATAATAGCGATTCGATTACTAGACAATTTGTTACATTCATTATATCACAGCCAAATGCTTACTATATCACAAAAGATGATACTACTCCTTATAATTTAATAAGTAAAAACAGAATTTACAACTTAGATTGGATAGTCGAAGAGATTAAAGCTCAACAAGAGGACGATGATAGTGATACACAAGAAGAATAAGGGCACCGGTATTACCGTAAAGGACGGCGAAAACATCAATGTTAGCCTTCGCCGTTTTAAACGTAAAATTGAAGAAGCTGGAACTTTGGACACACTGCGTTCAAAAGAGTTTTATGAAAAGCCCACTACCGAGCGCAAACGTAAAAAAGGTGCCGCCAAAGCACGATGGAATAAAAAATTGCGCGATCAACAATTACCACCAAAACTCTATTGACAAGTTAATCTAGATCTGTTATAATGTTTGTATGCTAACAGACATTATGATAGATTTGGAGACTCTAAATACAACTCCAGACGCCGCCATTCTTACAATTGGTGCTGTAAAATTCGACCCTTTTGGTTCAGAATTAAAAGAGCCCAACATGGAAAGTTTCTATTGTAAAGTAGATTTGGACAGTTGCGATAGAATTGGATTAACTACTAACGATGATACAATCGCTTGGTGGGCCAATCAAAGTAAAGAAGCGCAAGATGCCGCATTTGATCCCGAAGGAAGAATTGATATCGAAGAGGCATTTGCTCGTCTTTATAAATTCTGTTGGGGCGCAAAACGTGTATGGTCAAATGGATCATGTTTTGATATTATCATTTGTGAACACGTATTTCGTAAAATTAATCGAGCTATTCCGTGGAAATTTTGGGAAGTCAGAGATGTGCGTACAGCATTTGATCTTGGCATCAATCCGCAACGACCACCAGTAACGGCCCACCATGCTTTAGAGGATGCGTGGAACCAGGCAGTAGGCATTCAAAATGTTTATAATACATTACGTACCAGTACAACAAGCGGCGGAACATATATTGCTCCGTTTGCAAATCAGAGGTAACAGAAAGGCAGTATATGAAAATTAATTGGAAAATTATTCCTAAGCACACCATTGATGTAGGCAAATTAACAGACCCTTACGAAATTTGCGATTTACTTAAACAACATAAAATTAGAAAATATGTTTATCGTATAAACTACAAAGGTATTGTGCTAAAGTATGGTATGAGTGCAGACAAGTCTCGAAATTACGGGGACCGATTATACAGACAAATTGCCCATTCAGAAAGTTGGGGGGCAAGGAGAAATAACGGTTCTAGTGGCTCCGATTGGCGTATTATAGAAGATGATTTCCATAAACTATACGGATCAAAAATTGACAAAGCAGAAATGAAAATTAAGATTTGGAATTTAACCAATTATCCGTTTGTATCTATTGATCCTACTAAGGAAGTATTTTATGTAGAACAGAATTTAATAGAAACTTATGCTAAAGTAGTAGGCGAAAAACCTATCGGTAACATCAACGACGATGCTAACTATAAACGTAAAGGTTACATTCCAAAAAATTTATTTGGAAATGACGGATTATTTGAGGATTGATATGGACAGTCAAACTAAAGAAGTAATGGATATTCTCCAGGAAGAGTGTGCAGAAGTTATACAAGCGATAAGTAAAATCAGCCGCTTTGGCCTGGACAATTTTAAACCAGGTAAACCTAAAACTAATAGGGAACACTTAGAAGAAGAATTAGGAGATTTACAAGCTATGGTAGATATTTTACAAGAGCTTGATATTGTTAGTTTTTCTAATATAGAACGTGCAGCAGAAGCTAAACGCGAAAAACTTAAAATTTGGTCAAATATCTTCAACAAAGATATTATCAGAGATAAATAAATTTGTAGAGCGCCGTAAGGGCTTTACAAATTTCTTGCTTAAACAAAAGGAGATTATTATGAGCAAAATCATCGGTATCGATTTAGGTACAACAAACAGTTGCGTAGCTATTCTAGAAAACGGAGTAGCAAAAGTTATTGAAAATAGCGAAGGCGCAAGAACAACACCCTCGATCATTGCATATACAAAGGACGAAATCCTAGTTGGTGCAACAGCAAAACGACAAGCAGTCACAAACCCAAAGAATACAATTTACGCAAGTAAGCGTCTTATTGGACGTAAGTTTGAAGAAAAAGAAGTCCAAAAAGACATCGACTTGATGCCATACTCTATTATCAAAGCTGATAATGGTGATGCATGGATCGAGGCAAATGGTGAAAAACTTGCACCGCAACAAGTTAGTGCCGAAGTTTTACGTAAGATGAAAAAGACTGCCGAAGACTATTTAGGCACAACTGTTACTCAAGCGGTTATTACAGTCCCTGCTTACTTTAACGACAGTCAACGTCAAGCAACTAAAGATGCTGGCCGTATTGCTGGCTTGGAAGTTTTACGTATTATCAATGAGCCGACTGCGGCTGCACTAGCATATGGTGTTGATAAAGAATCTAAGAAAGATCGTAAAATTGCTGTATACGACTTAGGTGGTGGTACATTTGATATTTCAATTATTGAAATCGCCAACATTGACGGTGACAAGCAAATCGAAGTTTTATCAACAAATGGCGATACATTCCTTGGAGGTGAAGACTTTGACCAAGTTATCATGGATTATCTAGTCGATGAATTCAAGAAAGATAATGGTATTGATCTCAAGAACGACGTACTTGCTTTACAACGATTGAAAGAAGCTGCAGAAAAAGCTAAGATTGAATTATCGTCAGCACAATCAACTAGTGTCAACTTACCTTATATTACAGCAGATGCTAGCGGTCCTAAGCACATGAATGTAACTATTAGTCGTGCCAAGTTTGAATCTATGGTTGAAAAACTAATCCAACGTTCAATCGAACCATGTAAGATTGCAATGGCTGATGCTAAAGTTACAGCTGCAGATATCGACGAAGTTATCCTAGTCGGTGGCCAAACACGTATGCCTAAAGTTCAAGAAGCCGTTGAACAGTTGTTTAGCAAGGCTCCACGTAAAGATGTTAACCCAGACGAAGCAGTTGCCGCAGGTGCTGCAGTACAAGGTGCTGTTCTAGCAGGCGACAAGACAGACGTATTGTTATTGGACGTAACTCCATTGACATTAGGTATCGAAACAATGGGCGGTGTGTTTACAAAATTAATTAGTAAAAATACAACAATTCCAACTAAACATTCACAAGTTTTCTCAACAGCAGAAGACAATCAACCAGCTGTAACTATTAAAGTTGCTCAAGGCGAACGTGACTTGTTTAAGTATAATAAATTACTAGGAGAATTCAATTTAGAAGGTATTGCTCCAGCAATGCGTGGTACTCCACAAATTGAAGTTACCCTAGATATCGATGCTAATGGTATTCTTAATGTAAGTGCCAAAGATAAAAATACTGGCAAAGAAAACAAGATTACTATCAAATCAGATTCAGGTTTAACTGAAGCTGAAATCCAGCGTATGGTTAAAGAAGCTGAAGAGAATGCCGAATCTGATAAGAAAGCAGCAGAATTGATCCAAGCACGTAATAATGCTGAAGGCACTACACATAGTATCAAGAAAGATTATGACACGTACAAAGATCAATTGACTGAAGATGAGCAGAATAAATTCGATGATGCAGCCAAAGCTGTTGAAACAGCTTGCGCCGGAGAAGACAAGGAAGCAATCGAAAAGTCAGTACAAAGCTTCTTTGAAGCGGCAGGACCAGTTATGGCTAAGAAACAAGCAGCCGAAAGTGCTAAAGCAGAAGCAGATGCTAAAGCAGCTGAATCGGGTGAACAAACTGTCGATGCTAGCTTCACAGAAGTTGACACAGAGAAAAAAGACTAATACAATTAGTTATGTGGGACGCCTTCGGGGTCCCGTACATTCTTGCTTAACATAAGGAGATAAAAAATGGCAACAATGCAATTAAAAACTGTAACACCGGCGGAATTCGCCAACCTAAGTAGAGCCCTAGTAGGGTTTGATCAAATCTTTAACCAAAGATTGCAGCAACTAAATGGTAACTATCCTCCACACAATATTGTGAAGTATAGTGACAGCAAGTATGCAATTGAGGTTGCAGTTGCAGGTTTCAGTAAAAATGAAATCACAGTAGAAGTAGACCAAGATCAATTAATTGTTCGTGGTATACAAGGTGAAATTATAACCGAAGGCAAAGAATATTTGCACAAGGGATTAGCTAGCCGAGATTTTGAACAAAAGTGGACACTAGCTGAATACATGGAAGTTAAAGATGCAGAAGTTAAGGATGGTATGTTAATTATTGAAATCGAACGTATTATTCCAGAATCTTTAAAGCCACGTAGTATTAAAGTTAAATAATCAACCGGGGGAGGCAACTCCCCCTTTCTTAGAAAAGAGAACGTATGTCATCAACAGATGTAGCAATCGACGAAAAAGTCAAAGTAATAATCAGTGAACCAAAAAGATGGAAAGTCATTCTGCTTAATGATGATACAACTCCAATGGAGTTTGTTATCCATATTTTGATGGAAACATTTAGGCATACTAAAGAGACAGCGGCTGAGATTATGTTGCAAGTCCACGAACAAGGTAGCGGTATTGCAGGAATTTATAGTTTTGAAATCGCAGAAGCAAAGGCTGTAGAAGCAACCAATACAGCTAGAACTAATGGACACCCATTACAAATTAAATTGGAAGAAGAATGAGTCTTAGAGATTTAACTAAAGAGGCACATTCTAATGCCGAACGCCAAGAGTTTGTGAAAATATTGTTTTCTGGAACAATTAATCCAAAACTATATGCTACTTTCTTAAAGAATCAACATCCTTGTTACGAATTGTTAGAAGTTTGTGCAATGCCACTCGGACTATTAAATGGTCTACCCGATATCAGACGAGCTCCGGCTATTCTTAGTGACTACAAAGAATTGTGGGATGAAAAAGATGGCGAAGCACAGATGTTGCCAGTAGTCAAAGAATATTTAGATCATATAATGACTATCAAAAATGATCCTCACAGGTTGATGGCTCATATCTATGTTCGTCACATGGGAGATTTAGCTGGCGGTCAAATGATTAGTAAAAAAGTGCCAGGTAGTGGTCGCATGTACAAATTTGAAGATCCTGATACGCTTAAGGCCGCTATCCGTGAAAAAATTAACGATGATATGGCAGAAGAAGCTAATATTTGTTTTGGATTTGCTACTAAGCTATTCAAAGAAATGATGGAACTAGTCGAATATACAGATGAGTAAAGTTTGGGATACTCTAATAAATATTCAGCACTTATTGGAGACTGAATTTGGCCGGACTGGCACTGAAATCTTTGAACCTGGAATGGATCGATTCAACCCACCTGGGTGGATTAATCGTGTATGGACTTCTGATGCTTATCGCCGTGCTCACGTTGATGTGGTTGATGCAAGAGATACAAAAGGACTCTGGATGATGCATTGCTGCATCTTTCCACATACACACAACCCTGCTCCAATTTATGGATTTGATGTGGTTGCTGGTAAGAATAAAATGACCGGTTGCTTTCATGATTTTAGTCCTGCCGGAGATCATTTTCATCCAATGATTGAATGGTTTGGTAAGGAAGTTGCTAAACTAGAATGGCGTAAACCACGCACATTGCCTGATTGGGCTCAGCGTATCTTTACAGAACACATGGTAGCGGCTGGTAATGTTAGTGATGAAACAGAGCTTGATCAAATTACAGATATGGCTAGAAATACACTAGCACACTATCTAGATACAGTAGGTGAAACTAACAATACCGTATTAGATACTACTAGTTTTCAAAACTACTACTGTGATAATCAAAAACAAAATCCACATACACCGCGTGTTATGGCTAGTTTAGGGTTAAATGAAGACGATGTTAAAGTTTTCATACAGGAATGCTTGTTCCCTGAAATAGCATAAATATTGTACTATGCGTGTATTAGACATTATTTCAGAAGCTACATTGATTCCGGGTGAACTTTTTAAAGAAAAGTATCTAGGATGGCGTCCAAACGCTTTACTAACAAAACTACAAAATCCCAACGCTATCTATAGAGAAAAACTTCCAGATGGAAAATATGCAGAAGTTCAAGCAGCTCCAGGCGAATTAGCAAGATTACAACCAGAAATTGAAAAAGCATTAAAAGCACTAAGTGCAAATCCAAATGCTCCGAAACCTAGTTTGTTTCTTAATACTAAAGACGGTCGAAGTGTGCCTTTTTCTAAGATTGAAAAAGATGAATTACAAACAGTTTCCGGTAAAGTTACATCAAATGTTAATGTACAACCTATCGGTATTGGTATTGCCGCAGATCCTATTAATGCGCCAGGAACTAAACCAAAAGACAGGGTAGTATTAACTCCATCCCAAGAAATAAAAAAAGCATTAGATGCTAATAAAGGTATAGTAGCTGGACAGTTGGATCAAGTAATTGCCGATAATGAAATACTTACCAATGCTGGGGAACTAGGAGCCGCAATTAAACAAGCCGCTTTAGAAATATCTCAGGGTATTAATCCAGATCTTAAGAAATACAGCGAACAAATTCAAACAAGAATAGCTGTCGATGCTGGAGAATATCTTGGAATTTTAGCTATGGCTAAAGGTACGGCCAAGTGGACTGGTGATAAACAAAATAAATTTTTAAATTTTTTAGGCACAGCAGATTTTTCTGGATTAACTCTTATTTTCCCTGGAGAACAAAATGCTAGTCTAAGCGATAGCTATGGAGTACAGAATGCTAGCACTGGACAAACGATCCTTATTAGTAGTAAAGGTGGCATTGGTTCAACGGCATCTGGCGCTGCTCCAAGCCTTAAGGGATTAACTATTCCTGATAGTTTAAAGAAAAAGAAAAGAACAGGTAATGCTGTCGATTTCATAACATTAATGCAAGAATCTGCTACTATTCTACAACCGCTAGCTGGCATGAATTTTTTAAACTACTATCATAAAAAAGCACTAGCAGGTACAATGTATGAAGATCTTGCAAATGCAAATGGTGGACATGTATTTACGGCAGAAGATATGGCCGCAATCGATGCTAGTATTAAACGTGGAGTTCCATTGGATCCTAAATTTGATAATATTATCAATTCCAGAACTTTTAAAGCTAAATCTCGTCAAGGTGGAAAACTTGTTTACTGTGCGGCTAAAGATTTAGTCGACATTATAAACACAGTTCAGCCCATGCGAGATTTTAGACCAATTATTTTAGAATTATTGGGTGAAAATTTTGTTCAAATTTTTACCCGAGTTATTAGCGGTAAATTAACCTTCCATGTATTATGGCCAGGTAAAATTGATGGACATGTAGGGCTTTGGACCAAAATTGAAGCGTCTAATCCGTCAGGCGCAGGATTAAGTTTCAAAATAACTGATTAATTTTACCAATCTATTTGCTATTTTTGTTAACCGGTAGTATTATAAATACTATACATGGAAACAATACTTTTACTAGTACTATTACAGATCAAACATTGGTACGCTGATTTTAAAATCCAAACCTATATGCAAACCGTTAAAAAGGGTGTATGGCTGGATCCAATTGGTATGACACATACTAGAGATCATATGCTTGCATCACTAGTAGTTTTATTATTATTCTCATTTATACATGCTATTGCACCATTAACTATATTAATGGTGGTAACATTAGAAGGTATATATCATTATCTTGTAGACTATACTAAAGTTAAGTATGGCTCTAAAGACAACACAACTCCATTATACTGGAATCAATTTGGCCTAGATCAGATGGCCCATCAAATGTCATATCTTATTATGACTTGGTATATTATACTAACAGTTTAATATTAAAGTACTACTTTAATACTCCTCCTTTGTAAGTAAATAAGTTATAGAGGAGCGATACTCATGAAAAAATTACTGGTATTCAGTACTTTCTGCATACTGACTGCAAATTTTGCACACGCAGAATTAGTACAACAATTCAAAGATCCAACATTTAGCGGAAATGGTTGGGCTACCCAAGTGTTGACTTTACAACAAATGGAAATGAATAACAAGGCTGCTAATCAAAGTAAAGTTGATGCCGCCGCCGCACAGGCTAAAGCTGATGCCGCAAATACTCCGATATCTAAATTTATGAGTTTGTTTAGTAGCCAAGTATACAGTCAACTTGCTACACAGTTGAGTAACAATTTGTTTTCAACTTGCAAAGATTCCAGTGGAGCGGCTATTCCAGGATGCAATCCAGCTACAACAGGAACATTTAACGTAGATGCTAATACTACTGTTAACTGGTTCAAAACTGTAAGTGATCCTGCTTATAACGGACAAAGTAGTGTTACATTAAAAGTAACAAATAAAGCAGACGCTAGTCAAAACACAACATTAACTGTGCCTATTGCCAGTTTTGCATTTTAAGGAGAGCTAGATAAATGAAAGTATTAAAATTAACAGCACTAGCCCTTGCAATAGCAATGATGGCAGGTTGCAGTACAGTACGCCCATTGGGTAAAGTAGACATTCAAGATCAACCTACTGTCAGTAAGAATATGACAAAGGAAATTGATCGACTACCGTCACCAGATGGAGCTCCGATTGCTGTAGCTGTATACGGATTCAAAGATCTAACAGGTCAACGTAAAAATAGTCAAACACTAAGTTTGTTCAGTACAGCCGTTACACAAGGTGCTGAAGCATACATGATTAAGACTCTACAAGAAGCTGGCAATCGTCAATGGTTTACAGTTGTAGAACGTGTTGGCCTGGACAACTTGTTAAAAGAACGTCAAATGATCAAACAAACTCGTGAGATCTATGAAGGACAAAATGCAAAATTATTACCTCCATTAACTATGGCTGGTGTAATTATTGAAGGCGGTATTATTGACTACAATAGTAACGTTCTTACAGGCGGCACAGGAGTAGCTGTATTTGGAATTGGTCCGTACACGCAGTATACACAAGATCAAGTTGTCATCAGCTTGAGATTAGTAAGTGTACAAACTGGCGAGATCTTAACAACAGTAACCATTGAAAAGAATTTGTTGAGTACACAAGATGGTATTACAGCATTAAAATTCTTTAATCAAAATACAGACAGTTTTGAATTTGATTCAAGCCAAAGTTTCAATGAGCCAGGAAACTATGCATTGCGTAGTGCCATTGAACAAGGTGTTGTTGAATTGATTAAGAAAGGCGAGCGTCAGGGACTATGGCGCTTCAAGACTAGTGTTGTAA